AAGCTTGGTCTCTTCTTCAAAGGAACGCTCGGAGGTCTCAGTCTCGTAGATCTCCTTGTGCTCCTCACCATATTGCTTGTACTCAAGACCGAACAGGGCGTTCAAGCCCGGCAGGAGTTCCTTGAGTAATTGTGCACGTGAAATAGCCATGTTTCAGAACTCCTATTACAGGCCGACCGGGTTGTTATAAGCGTGGCCGCCCGTGATCACGCCCGAGTCAACGTACGGAGCGTTGAACTTGACGATGACTTCAGGGTAGTAGACCGTACCGCTCGAAACGAACGCCGTGTCCTCAACCACATCAACGATACGGACCGGCAACGAAGCCGTGGTGTTAGCCGACGAAACGAGGAGACCCTGCTGGGAATCGTTCGTAGTCGTGTCCAACGTGTTCGCCACAAGAGCCGCGTTCAAGCCAACGCTTGAATACGTGAAACCCCCCGTGGTTGAAACCACAAGCGAAGCCGTCACACCAACAGCCTTGAACAGGGTGTCCGGATCATCAGCCACATACGCAACAATGTACGTGTTGGCCTTGACCGAAGTGCCCGAGATCCAAGCCTGCGAGTAGGTCGGTTGACCCGTCACAGAAGAAACGAACGTGCAGCCCAAAAACACACCAGCAAAGCCGGTGGCCGGAGCCGTCGTCGTTTCGGTTGTCACAGCAACAGTGCCGTCGTTCACGAACTTCAGCGGGTCGCCATAACCAATGCTTGAGGCATTGGAAGCAATACGACGCTGACGAGTCGATCCGGCGAACACCTGCCCACCGATCAGATTGATCGGCTTCAAGCCATAAGGCTTGTCAACGGAAGGATAAGCCATTTGTTACTCCAAAAAAGAAAGTTATTTACCTTTACCGAACGAGGTACTGGACTTGCGTTCATTGAACAGCGGCATCCGTTCGTCGTTCAGTCTCATAAAGTTATTGTCTACGGACTGGATCTGAGCCTTTGCTTGCTGGGCGTAATAATCATCACGCTGCTTCATTAGCTCTTCCGGTGCCTTACACAACAACAAACCTCCGATTTCGATGTTCCCTTTAAATTTGGAATTCGGATCGGAGTGGTGCATCAGTTCCGGATGATCTTCGGCCTTTACAGGCTCCCAACCTTCACGAAACTTTGCGGAGGTATTCGATGGGTCAGCAGTGCCCATGATACTGGTCCGGATATATCGAAAGACCCAACCCGGCTGCGGATTTGGTGCCGGTAGCGTCTGAGGCGGGGTCCAAGTTTTGTTGCGCTGCGCGGATTCTCGACTTTCGAGTTCACGTGCGAGTCTGTTTTCAGCCATTTTAGTTACTCTCCAGTTTCATTAATTCACGGGCGTACTGCTCATTACTCAATCCCAGCTTTTTAGCTAGGGCTACCTGAGTCGGCGTCAGACGTATCTGACGTGGGCCAGATGACCGTGTAACCGGTGCAACCACATTGGCTGGTTTCGTGCGAGCAGGCTTTTCTTCCTGCTTCGTTTGAGGTTGTTCTTCCTCGAAATAATCGGGGAATCGCTTCCTCATCGTCGCGTTAACTCGGTCGTAGTATTCGTCGCTACGCGGATCGACTCCAGACCGGACCAGTTTTTCGTGCAGTCCCAAAGCGAGGGCGGTCATTTCCTCGTCTGTACCAAACCACGAGTTTTTCTCTTTCCATGCCTCGGCTTTTGGATCGAGGACGGGTTGAGGTGTGGCCTGTACTTGGTACTGTTGAGTTTGTTGTACTCCCGATTCTTCCTCTTGTAAAGAGGGTTGGAAGTTTTCGTACTGTTTAATCTTAAACTTAGCTTCAGTCAGAGCTTCTTGGGCTTCGGTAATCGCACCAGCGTCACCCGCCTCATAAGCCTGCTTCAGGCGCTCCTTAGCCATAACCAATTCATTGTTGGCGGCCTTAGTAACTTCCTGAACATAGGCTTTCTCGCCATTGCCAAGTCGTTGTTTTAATTGACGAATTTCCTGCTCACGTATCTGAGCGAACCGCAGGGCTTCTTCCTTCTCACGGAATGCCCGCTCCTTTTCGCGGCGCTCGTCGTGCCACACCTTTTTCATCTGGGAAAGGCGCTTCTTAACCTTTTCGGAGTACTCCTCAAGGTCATCCTTTTCCAGTTCGTCCACTACCTCTTTGGGTAGCGGCTTGCGGCCACGATCTTCTGGTGGGGTATCGTCTTCAACCTGAATCTCAAATTCAGGTTCCTTTTCGGCTTTTTCAGCCGGTGCTTCCTGCTCTACTTCGTCAGGAAACTTAAATTCATCTCTATCAGCCATAACTATCTCTCCTTATGCGCGACGGATTCCACGGGGGTCTTCAACCACCGCTTCTACCGTGTCGTCGTTGATGATGCGGAACTCACGACCGTGGATAACCACGCGAGTGCCTGAATACGGACGGGTAAGGACAAAGTCGCCTTCCTTACACCACGGCCCGGTGGGGAACCGAGCCTCGTCCTTGTAGCAGAGGTCGCCCATCTTGATGACGAACAAAACCACGGTGGTCTGCTCTTCAGTTCGGACGGTGTTATCTGCCTTGATGATGCCGCCCTCAAACTCCTCTTCCACGTGCGGAACCGCACACAGGATTCGGTAGCCTTTGGGTTCTGGCAGCAGTTTGGCTTTAGCGGCTTCCTGCTGTGTCTTCTCAACGTCAATACTGCTCATTCTTCGTCCATCCTCTTTGCAAGGTCTTTGATGTAGCCAATAGCGAGGTCGAGACCCTGTAACGCCCCGCATAGCCTTTTGTACTCACCTTCATCCAATTTGCCTTGGATAAGGTTTTCCACGATCAACGTGCGCTCGTCCTTGAGTTTGGTCTCAAGGTATTCCAGAGCGTTTGAATAGCTCACTTAGTCCTCCTGTTGCTTGGGTTGCTCCGAGTTCTGTTGGGCAGACTGACGCTGCATCTCCGCAGCATCCCGCGCTTTGCCAATCTCAAGGCCGAGGCGAACACCTGCTTCTTGCTGCCTGCCACTGAGATCCGCCTTGTGCTTCTCAACATCCACCCCGAGTCGTGCAGCCTCAAGCTGCTGACGGCCAGAAATCTCGCTCTTGCGAAGATCCAACTCGTCGGCTTTTGCAGCGGCATCCAGAATGTCTTTCTGTTGCTTGCGCTGTATCTCTGCTTGCTGAAGCTGTGCTTCGATTTGCATCTGCTGCGCTTTCGTTTGCGCCTGAAGTTGTTTGATCTGCAAGTCCATCATCTGCATCTGAACCAGCGGGTCTTGTGCCTGCTGTTGGGCCTGTTGCATCTGCATCTCGGCCTGATCCTTCTGTAGGACTCGTGCGGCAGCGGCTGCTGCCAACTGCGACAACTGCGCCTCGAACTCAGGCGGCAGGTCGTATTCTTCTCGGTCGTCTTGCGGAAGCGGGGGCAAGGCTGCGCCAAGCTGCTTCTCGATCTCGCGGCGGTATTGGAACGCTACGTGCTCCATGATGTGAGCTTGCAGCGCCGCCGTAATCTGCTGAGCCATCGGGTTCTGCCCAATAATCTGCGCCATCTTTGGATCTTGGCCGAGCGCCATGTGCACCTTAATGTGCGCCTCGTGATCCTGATACATAAACGCTTTGACAGGTTTACCCGTCATCACATCCATGTTCTCGGTGATGGGATCGCGTGGCTTAGCGTCGTCAGCCAACGGTACGATCTTGTCTGCGTTTCTAACGCCCAACGTCTCAATCATCTGACGATGAAGATAGGGCAAGTCGTAAAGTTGCGGCGCGGTCTGGCTGAGTTGGAGAACGGCTTGGTACTGAACGACCTTCTGCGACATCGTTGACGCATTTGGGTCAGATACCGGAATCACATCAACGTCGTCATAGTCTTCCTTCTTCGCTTTGCGATCACCAACTTCCGGCTCGTAATCGTACTCTCCCGGCGTGTTGTCTCGGATGATTCCCGCGAGGAGCTTAAACTCCTGCTTCATCGCGTAGTACACGCGTGCCTGCACCGCAGTCATCACCTTAAGGACACGCTCCAGCACGGCCAGCGTAGTACCAACCGGAGCTTGGCTCGACATATCGCTGATCTTGAGGTCCGACACCGCAGCGAAACGGCGACCTTCCTCGACCACACGATCCATCAACTGAGCGAGAGTCTGACTCGGCTCCTTGTACGGCAGGGGAAGAATGTTGTCGCGGATCGCGCCAGACGGAATATCTACGTCTCGGAACTCGCCCGGAGCGATTGGAGTATCGTCTCCTTTAATTCGTAGTCCTCTAGACTTAAGTCCTCCGGGGAGATTACTGAGGGTTCCTGCGTCGATAAGTTGGCGAAGCAGTGACGTTGCAGCCTTACTGTGTCCCCCGATAAGGTGAATAAGGCCGAAGTAGTAAAATCCAAATCCGGGGATATATCCGTAATGGACAAAGTGCTGTCGTCGCGCTTTGAGCTTGTCATCTTCTCTCCAGTTCCTGCGGATAGCCAGAACGGTGCCGGTGCCTTTCTCGATGGTTACTACGTATGGAAGTGCTATCCCAGTCTCGTTGTTATCTTTGTCAACATCCGGGTACCCCGGTAGATCAATGTTCACGTGCATCTCAAGCAACTGGAACCGGTCGTCCATGCTTGCGCTGAAGCCTTGATCCTCAGCCTTCTGCTTCTCAACCTCGTCCATGACGCGCATCGGTTCGCCAAGATCAATATCCCGATAGAACCCGGCGTACTGAAGCTTCTTCAACTCATTCTTAGTCTTACGCATCCGGTGCGTAACGCGGTCAGCCGTCTCCAAGTTAGCAGCGCCGTACGGCACCACCATGTCTTCGGCTGGGATATAAATGGCAGTCTGACGGTCGAGGGAAGGATCAAAGTACACCTTCTTGAAGGCATTACCCGCGAGGGCCAGCGAGAGCAGAAGTCGCTCATGCTCAGGCCGATACTCCTTCATCACTTCCGTGAGTTGGTAATTCATGTCATCAGCGACACGAACAGCAGCGTCACGCTTCTCTGGTGTCTCTTTACCCACGATCTTCGTCTTCACCGGACCCATCGCCGGGAACACTTCCATAATCGTCTCGGACTGAAACTTGACCGCGCTCTCCATGAGGAGCGGGTGGAACACACCGCACGCACCCGGCCACGGCTCCGTCCTTTCCTCGTATCGGATACCAAGGATCTTTAGTCCTTTTACATATGTATCGAGCCAATCCTTTCTTGAACTTAAATCCTGCTCGTAGTTACCGATCAGTTCTGAAGCGAGGAGTTGAAGCTCATTCTCGTTCATAAACTCTGCAAGGTTGGCGTCAAAGTCCTCTGCACGAGGCTCGGCTTTTGCCATCTCGACGATCATTCCATCCATGCCGATAGCAACGCTCTCCGGATCTTCAATCATGATCTCAATCGCCGGTTCCTCACCTGCGAGAGCTTCAAGACCCAACGGAGCCTGCATTAAACTTTTATCGACAGCCATTTAAATTCTCCTAGT